ATCTAGTGATAAACTTCACCGACAAGTCAATGGGCACGGAGCAATCCGATAATGACCTTCCCGTCCATGGGGCTTGTGGATTCTCTCTCTGCGTAGATGTGGTGCGAACCCACAGTCAAGGGACACGTTGGATGCACGGCCCCCTTGATGCTCTGGCACGGGATGCCAGTAACCGCAGTGGTAACGCCGTGAGGCGTCATCAGAGGTCAGTATGGATGTCACCATCTGCTAGTCCCACCCGGGGGCGACAGATGGTTTGCAGAGGGCTGAAATGGCTGCCCGGTTCTCTGTGGTGAAAACACCCTCCATATTGTGCATCGTCAGATCCCTCGGGGTGATCCCGGCTTAGGCCGGTTATCTGATTCCATAATCCTTCTCTACGTATTGAGTGCAAAGCGTTTCGGGAAAACGCCTCAATGCGTAGGGAAGTTTTGCTTTTTCCTGGGGTGATCCCCGCACGAGAAGCCAACCTACCGGGTACAGCACCAACTTCCGGCCCCTAGTGCTAAGATACACGTAAGAGAGACTACAATGGACCTTCACCGCAATCTCGACCCCCTGAAAAATCTGTCCTTCTTCCGAGACCAGTGCCATTGCTGCGGTCGCTGGCTGATCGGGGCCATTGAAGAGGAACGAGATACCAGTTAGGCAGCCTGCAAATGCGGTCATGTCTTTGAGTGCAAGAACAAGGTCAAGTGGCATTGAATAAAAACTTGCGCGTTTCTGAGATTGGCGTAAACTTGGATTGAGGAGTGAGAGACTATGAAGCCAAAATGTGAACAGGACCATGGGACCATGTTTACCGTAATTTCGGGCGGTCAAATTGGAACCATCAAATTTACACCACCACAGAAAGCTGTTGGGTGGTGGGAGCATCGAATGGGATCTGGAGGATATATTGGGGTAACTAGGCTACAAATGTACCGGAAGCCTAGATGGATTACACGATATTTGATGAAACACTTGATGGAAATTCACTGGGTTGATGCACAACCTTAATTCCCCAATAGGGGAGGGTCGTTGATAACGATGACAATGATTAGCGCATAGTTGCATTAAACAAACGAAATTGCTAATATAATTAGTGCTTATTGCGCTTGATATCAATTTGTGAATATATATATGCAGAAAGGAATAAAAACTGTTACCTTGTGTATATTAAGATGAATGAAAGAAAAGCCGCAAGTTCTCTTGCGCGTTTACCAGAAAAGCCTATATTTTAGGTATTGCCCATTCCGGGCAGGAGGAGAACAGATGGATAACATCACAGCATCGGCTTCAGTTGAGCATGTCGTATTCCATCGGAATATTGCGCTTGTAGATCTAGCGCTTAAGTGTATCGCGCTGCTTTCGGATAACTCACAGCGCAATGAAGCAGCTACCGAGTTGCTTCGAGAGTCTATCATTCCTATGTTGGAGAAGAACAATGGCTAAGGCGCGTTGGATTCGGACTGAGTGCGGTTGGGCTGGGCGGAAGGGATTTATCATGCAGGCCCCGAAAGGGGAAACCTGCAAGTATATGTATCAGACATATGGCGGCGGGGAGCAAATTTATTCTGACCTGATCTCCGACTTGAAGAAGAACGCAGACCAGGAATAACTAATAAAATCTGGAGCATCCTTGACCAACGAAGAGAAAGAACAAGCCCACCAAACCTGGCTTGAGTCTCGTAAGCTCGGTGTCTCCGGGTCTGATATTGCCTGTATTATGGGAGCCAACCCCTACAAGTCAGAGGACGCTCTTCTCCTCGACAAACTGGGGGTTGGCAAGCCCTTTACTGGTAATGCCGCGACTAGGGCTGGCCAGCGTCTTGAGCCGATGGTTGCGGACTGGTATGCCAAGCGGAATGAGAAAATCCTTATCAACGGGGTCTTTACCAAGTCAGCAGAAGACCCCCGGTTTATCGGAACCCCTGACTTTTTGACAGCATTTGGGGGCATTGACACCAAGACCGGGGCACAGCACACCTACCGATCAGGATGCCCCAAGTATTACGAACTCCAGGTCCGGTGGTATAACATGATCTGTGGCGGGGAGCATTGGGATATCGTGGTTTGCATCGTCCCTAAAGATCGGGCAGAGATTCCTCTTCATGAATCGGATGAATTTCTGTATCAATGGGTGAAAAACCGGCCGGTTCTTGAATATCCATTCTATCGGGATCTTCAGATTGAGAAAGAGATGAAAGAGGCCGCGCTTCGGTTCCTAGACCGCCTTGAGAACCTAAAGCGTCAACGACCGAACTAAGTGCCGGATCAGCCTCAAGCATACGCCTGACACGCTCCCTGATCTGCTCGGGGGTCATACTGGCGTATTCGTCTCTCTGCTCCACGATCTGTTTATCCTGGAACCTCTTGTTCCCTCTAGCGGCAGCGCGGAGAAGCACATCCACCTTGAGCTTATCAGCCTGGACATTCTCCCTGTCCGTATTGATCCCAATATCTAGTGCTTTTTCACCTAGTTTATGGGCTCGGATCTCCTCGGCGCGGTCATAGTCCCGCAAGAACTCGGGATGGTTATCAAACCAACTATAGACCTCCTGCATGGTAGGCATACCGCGTTGGTCACAAAGCTCAGGGAGCGAAGTCCCGGACGCTACAAGCGCATTAATGTAAACCATCATCTTCTGACGGTTTAGGATCTTGCCATCCACGATCCATTCCTGCTTGTAGTCCATCTTCCTCAACTCCTTCATCCTGCGGTTGTAAAGCTCCAGACGTTCCTTGGCCTTGCGATCCCCGAACTGGGCAGCCAGCCGAAGTTCGTAAGACTCCTTCAACTGCTTGGCTGATACCCTGAATCTGTAAGGCTTCTTATTCCCCATAGGCCCTAATCATTATTTACTCCAGATCCCAGATGACTTGTCGCGGAATGCGGTTGAAATCGCAGCGGCCAGGTTATCTAGGATTCTCTCTCTCTCATGCGGGGATCCGATCATAGTGAAATAGTCGTCATAGGACATGGTGACATAAACACCCTCGTTCCCCTTCACAAAGAGGATGGTCCGGCCTGCGTTCCCATCCCGAACATCCTGGATTCGGAACCCGTAGAAGTTATCCCCCTTATCGAGAATCATCACTCCTCCTTGTCGCGGGCTCGCATAGCTAATGTATCTTTGACCCAATATAGGGGAACACCCGGTTTCCCCTTCTCGTCACGGTCACAAGGAATAGATTTACGCAAGCACCGCTGATAAACATTTTGTCGCGTGGTCCCCAACTTGCGGGCAACCTCCGCAAAGGAAAGATGTGTAGACCAGAACTCATCAACCATATAAAACCCCTCTACTTTGGGTCGAGCATAGTGGGAAGACCCAAAAATTGCGCCATACATAACTCGCAATAAGAAGCAATTTGGACACCCCTCTGTTGGGAATCATCACTACTTGGGAATGAAAGCAAGATATTAAACAAATTAACTCTAGGTGTTGGTTCGCCACAACGGGTACAAAGTGGAAATTGAAGCTCGCCCATGTAAACCTCCATACCTGAATTATACGTAAACCCGTAAACCTGTCAACTGCCCGGACCATTCAAACTGCACCCCTGTCCACGATTCATGAACAGCGAATAATCCCGAACGGGAAGGATGGGCCAAGAACACTCCCCATAGACCCCATATCTTCCCGAACGGGAACCCCAAATCTCAGACAAGAGCAAACGCAACACCAGCGCGGTTCTCCGCTCCCTCAGACTTGAAACCCGTAAACCCAAGTCCAATTCTTCCCCGTGTCAGGGTAACTTATTAACATAAGCCCCCCATCTTCATCCACCCACCCTCACTTATACTGCTATAATTATTATATTACTCACCATTATACTCTACATAGACTTACGAGGTAGTCTTACCCTCGGCATAGAGGAGACAACCTTCCTTAGCATCATTATATTTTATTAGCGTAAATTTTGCTTATTCCACTATAAATCCAGCTGGATGGTGCTTGGCGTAAACTCACTTGAGAAATTGGCCCGTGTACTGATCGAGGTGCTTTCTCCCCGCCCCCGTCGATTTCGTGGGTCCCACCCTGGGGGGGCTACCGGGGGATCTCTACCTGGCCTGACCCACGGATGCAGGGCGTATGCGTCTTTAGGATATCCTATGGCATACAGACACAGCATACATCGGCGCCTAGCATAATGCTTTATTATTATATTAAGGAGCTGCGCGGGGCCAGGTGGTGTGCCCGTAGCACCTTCGGGCGGCTTGCGCGGCTAATTTCTGTAGCGGTGAATTCGTGTTTATTCGGAATAGGGGAGTGGAGGTGTGGGAATTTGCATCATCTGAGGCATCATTCAGGGAGAGTGCATCATTAAACTGCGTCCCACAGCCATGCCTTCAGCGCCTCAGTCTCTCCTTTATCTGTTGTCTGATACCACCAGGCCCGCGACTTGACGTGCTGAGTGTTAACTTTTTTTACAGTCTATCCATTAAGGTGACTTAATTCGTATTCCAGTCAGGGAATAATAAAACATTGGACTTAGGTAATCTGCAACATGCGATCTGCAACGTGTTGTTTTTCGCATCGCGTTCTAGGCTCTGATATAGGCAGGATGGCTAGTGTTATCAGTGTCCCGCGACTTGGCGCGGTCGGTGCATCCTTTATTCTGTGGCCGATGCCACAAACCTCTGGAGTCTAGAATGAAATCTTACAGCGGCAAGGGTATTTTCGACCCCAAGGAAGCCAAGTCAAGGCGCAAATGGATGGACTCGAACCGATGGGATGGTCTGTGCCGTGGCGTCGTTAAGATCCAAGGCGGTCATGGTCAGCTTGAAGCCACGGAAGAAGGGTGCATTGCCCTGGCTATCGCAGAATCTACTTTTGAGTACCAATGGTTTGGTGGGTCACTCGAAGAATGGCTTGACGGTAAACCGTTCGAGACCAGGCGCGTCTAGTCTGGCCCGCGACTTGCATCCATTCAACCGGGCGTGATGCCCAAGGGAGAAAAAATGCGAAAGTTCGATATGTTTGAATACGATAGACCTGGCCATGCCTGGGTCGTCTCGCACGCTTGGCCGGGAGGTTACCCCGTGTTTTATATCTGCGCCGATGGTGGCTGTCTGTGCCCATCCTGCGTCCAAGATAACCTACCTGAGATTGGGCAGGCCAGGGAATACCTTGACGATCAATGGGACATTGTAGGCCAGGAGATCAACTACGAAGACCCTAGTCTGTACTGTGACCACTGTGGGAAGCGTATTGAATCGGCCTATGCCGAAGATGAGGCACGAGTGTAGCAAAATGCAACCTCGTTGCAATTTATTGCAACAATCAGTTGAAGGGAGGGTCGCTTGGCCCTGCCTCCAGCCGATGCTGGCAAGGGAAGGGAGAACATGAACGAATCGCTAGGTTATTCCAGTTATTCGCACTACATCCTCAAATTGAAGGCCGGGAAGGGCCCCTTCCAAAGGGGAGCCATCGTTGAGGCTTCACGCCTGACCTATGAGGACGGAACCTTTGACTTTATCCTGCCAGAAGGCTGGCTGGTATCGCCAAACGAATGCGAAGTGTTGAGCGATCCTAACGCTATCATCCCTTCCCGCTCTGCTCATTCCACCTTCACCGAGCCAGACGACTCTATCATTATTTGATTCTGGCACGAATCCCGCAACTACTTAACCGGGCCAGATGGCCCAACAGGAGAAAACATGTCCATTCTCGATCTACCCCAAGAATTGCCTCACCTCCTGTCCGGAGAATACGGGTTAGAGTCCCCGTCTGGTCTTGTTTACACCTCCGGAACACTCGATTCGCTCACCCGCGAACTTCGGGAAGAGTTCGGGCCCGTGACGGCCACAAATGACCCGCGCTTGCCTTTGGCTGGGTGGCAGATCGTTTTTAAGGACAGGCCGAACCATATCGTTCCCGTCTGCTGGGCGTCTGACTGTCTGATTTTTTCTTGGGGCTCCCTAGTAGACTTGGCACAGTAGCAACCTAACAACCGGGCCAGATGGCCCAACAGGAGAAAACATGAAAAACAAGGGTTTCAACGGGCACAAGAACTGGAACCACTGGAATGTTTCATTGTGGATCAACAACGATGAGGGGCTGTATCGCCTGGCTCAGGACTGCGTCCGGCAGACTGGAACCAAACCGGAAGCCGCCAGGATGCTCCTTGGCCTCCTGGACCCCAAGACGCCCGATGGCGCGCCTTATTCCTTCTCGTCTGTTCTGGCTGCGCTCAGGGGGCTCTGATACTACTCTGCAAAGGAGAGGGGCTTCGGCCCCTGTCCCCTGCTGATGCAGGTATCTGGAGGCTTTGTGCTTCGCACTCGCTTGATTCTTTGGCCTGTTCTTATTGCGGGCTTGGTCTATATCCTGCTTAACATTTATGAGGCTCTGGAAGCTATTAAGGTTTGTCTCTTCTGACCCGCGCCCGTCCTCCATCTCGTCTCGCTATGCTCAACTCGCCGGCATCCGGCCTCGAAAGGAACACAATGCACAAGCCGTTCTATTCTGTCCTTTGCTATGAACCCTACGCACCAGGTTACAACGCAATTATCCGGTGTTCAAGCCGCCGCAAGGCTTCCCGCGCCTTTGGGAATCTCCGGTCGAAGTTCCCCGGTTCTATAGTCACACTGACCCGGAGGGAATACTTTGGAGATGGCGAGTGGGACTCCACCACTCACCACTGGAAGGGCTGAAAACTGGCGCGATCCGCGCAACCCATCAACCGGGCGCAACGCCCGACAGGAGAAAACTATGCTAAACCTCGAAACGATCTGCGAAATGCTCGAAGGCTCCATGACTGATGCCAAGGTCTGGGCAGAATCGGGCTATATCTGGATTGAACAGGACGGGGAGACCTCCCGCCTGTCTATTGACCGGGTGCGGCAATGAAGCCCCCGCGGATCGACACTGAAAGGCTCCAGGCCATGCTTGACTACGCCAATGAGAAGGCGCGGGCCGAAGACTGCATCCATCGCCTAGAATTGAGGAACGAGGTAGCCAAGTTGCAAAATGCAACGCGAATCGGGATCTTGAGGGCATTGGGAGGGGATTATGTTGGTTTGTGAACCACTCAAAATAGTCTCCAATGTGGATCGGATGGCATACGACCACCTTCTAGCCGCCGGGATCATCCATCCCAACAGCGCCGGACGTCCCAAGGTTCAGAAGAAACTCCCGAAGGCGCGGATTGGCTGGAAGAAACTCGGCCCCATGCGGAATGGAGGCTGCAAACAATGCGGAGATGCCCCTAGCCAAGTCCCGGTTGGGCTTCCCAAGTCCGAAGACCCCAACCTCTGTGACAGGTGTTTCGCTGTCCTAGCTAACTCTCGGCGGTATTGGATCGCCTGCGAAGATTTCCCGTGTGCGGGATAAAAACCCAAAATTTCCCCTTGCTTCCGGTTTACGCCGGACCCACAATCTAACCGGGCACGATGCCCAAGGAGACACAAATGCGAGTCGAAGAAAACAGCTATCCCTCCGTTAAGTTCACCGGGATGTTGAATCAAAAGCCGGTTGGTGAGGAGTTGCGCTATTTGCTTGACCCCTCACACGGGCGGCTGCTCGCGTCTTTTAGTGGCCCGACCCTCCACAGCCACATCTTTTTTAATGACCTGCCTAGGTTGCTCAATTTCTACCGCGACCTGGGGGCTGCGTTGGATTTTATCCAACCCGGACTGGTTAACCCTCTGCCGGATGGGGACTCGAACGAGGTGGACGCGATGAAGGTCATCTACGTGGCCGACCAGCTCAAGAAGGGAGTCGCCGTATGAAACCGACGGTAGGGAGTGCGCCCAACATCATCGCCCAGGCCCTAGAATTAGGTATTCTGTGCAGGCCCATGCACTCGTCAAGGGTAGGGGTTGGGGAGGCCCTGGTCGTCTCAAGAGACCTTTTCTGGCTCCAGGATGGCTACGAAGGGCGGCTCAAGGTGTTCTCTCCCAGCCCTGATGAACTCATGCAGGATTGGGAGCTTACCACCACGGACTTGATTCGGGCTGAATGGCAGAAGTCCTGTGAAGAACCGTTTTAGGGGTTTACGATGAATGGTCCAGAACTTGTTGAGAAAGTGAGATCGGGGTTCAGCTACCAGAACCTCACCAAACTAGAGCAAAAGGCTTACTGGGCGGAGATCACGCGCCCCAGGTTTTACGGGATGGTAGGCAAGTGGAGGATGAATAACTGTTCCTTCCGCTACGCCCAAGAAGGAGGCCGCTCTGATATAGAGGAAGGCACCTTTGGGGCTGTCGCCCCGCTTATCTGCGAATACTGCGGCCCGGTTTGGGGGGAACTCGAAAGCGTTTGCACCCATCGGGGCTGTGGTTTCGAGAATTACTGGGGACCGGAGCCTGACGAATACGAGGACTTCTGCCCGTCCTGTGGCAGGACAGGGTGCTGCGGGGAGAATGAAGACCCGCGAATTGCCTTCAAGATTGTCAACCGCTATACCCAACCAATCTGCCTGCGGGCCAAGGAGAATTAACTATGAGCTGGGACGGAAAACCCGAAATTCGCAACGCCATCATCAAATCCGCCCAACTGACCGCCGGTGACCACGGGCTCTTGTCCTGCTGGCTGGACCTAGACTATGGCGGAAGCGGCCAGGGCTTTGGAGGCTATGCACTCTACCTGCCTGCATCCTTCTCCCACCACAAACTGGAGTCCGTAGCGGGTCACTTCATTTGGCGGTGCATGGAGATCGCCGGGGTTGAGAGTTGGGACGAACTGCCTGGGCGCACAATCCGGGTGAAGTGTGAACACATAAAAGTCCATGCTATCGGGCACATCATCAAGGATGATTGGTTCAACCCCGAGGATGATTTTTCAGAATTGGGCGGGGAGAATAAATGAACCACTGGGTAGTTGCACTTATCTGGGCCATCTTCTGTGCCGGGTGCTTTGTCATTTGGCACCTTTACCACGAACCCAAGAGGTATGAATGAGACTGTTTTCCAGACTTTTGTCTGTCCTGCTTTTTCTTTGGGTGGCTGGGATCTTGGTCGCAGCCATCTTTCACAGGTTTTTCATCTAAACCAACCGGCGCGGATTCGCGCTGATCTTGTCCAAGATCCGCTGGGGCATGTCGAATACAGACGACATAGGTAAACGGGTCGCAACCGTAACCGAGAAAAGTCCGTGGCACCTCACAAGGACGAATGCCGCACCAAAGCGGGAGTCGTGACCCGCCCCCAGCACCCTTTCAACGAATGTCCATCTGGAGGACGCTTTGAAACACCTAAGCCTCTACATCGAAAACCACGATCCAAACCGGGGCTGGCACTCCTACCACCATTGCGTTTCGTGGCGGGAGGTGCGGAAGGTGGTCCGGTCCTATCGCTGGGCTGAGCCCCTTTCCTGGGCTGTGACCCGCTGCCCTCGCCGACGACCTGCCCCACTGTCCCGAACCATTAACCGCATCGGCATCCAGGCACTCAATCGCGCCGGGTTGTAGATGTCCATCCTCCACAGGGAGCCCCAATGCTGAAATTCAAGAACGGCCAGCGCATCCAGATCAACAATCCCTCTCCCGATCATAATAGGATTGAGGGCTGGGTTGGGACCGTGGCCCGACTTCGCAAGACCGATGATGCCGCATGGGTCAAGATGGCCCGCGACCTCCCGCTCAACCTTCAGTCTTTCCCGGCAG